AATTCAGAGAATAGTTTAATTCAAGAAGTATTGGATTGGTATCCTTCTTTACCTTTAGATGAAGGACTTACAAAAACATATGATTGGATAAATAAGGAGTGTATCATGAAGAAGGGAAGCACCATTGGAGAGAGGAACATATTTGGTTGTGAATGAGGATTTTATATGATTAAGAATCCAATATTAATAACTGGGGCTGCGAGGTCAGGAACTTCCATGACTGCAGGAGTGATTAATCTTTGTGGAGCGTGGGGAGGAGAGTTAGCAAAAGCCACTCCATACAATAAGAAAGGAATGTATGAAAATAGAGCGATAGTGAATGAGATGGTGAAACCTTTGCTTATTGCGGTTGGTGCAGACCCGATGGGACAAAAACCTCTTCCTAACATAAGAGATTTTGAAGAGATAGATTCTGTTCAATGGAGGGAGAAGTTCATAAAGATTATGAAGTCTCAGGGGTATAACGGTGAAGAAGATATAATGATGTATAAGGGAGCAAAGATGTGTCTGATGTGGAATTTGTGGGATAGAGCGTTTCCAAATGCTAAGTGGATTATTGTCAGGAGAAGGAGTGAAGATATAATCAGTTCTTGTATGAAGACAGGTTTTATGAGTAAGTATAAGGATAGAAATGGTTGGTTGTTATGGGTGAGGGAGCATGTTAAAAGATTTAGGGAAATGTATGAGAATAGGTTGGATGTCAGGGAGGTCTTTCCACAGGAAATGATTGATGGAAATTATATAGAAATGGAATCCACTATAAAATGGTTGGGACTGGAGTGGAAAGAACAAACGGTAAAAGATTTTATTAGTCCTGAGCTTTGGAATAAGGAGACAATATAATGGCAAGAGTAGATAGTGATGAGGTAAAAGAATTGATAAGTACAGACGAAACTATTACAGCACAAATAAACGCTGCGAATGTTTTGGTTACTGAGAAGTTGGGAGCGGATACCACTCTAACTACTGACCACCTCAAAGAAATAGAAAGGTGGGTGTCCGCACATTTAGTAGCTTGTTCAATAGAGAGACAAGCAGGTAAAGAAAAAATAGGAACTACAGCAGTAGACTTTGTGGGGAGCCAGCAAGGTTCGGGTGGTATGGGTTGGAGTTTGACTACTTATGGACAACAGGTTTTAGTTTTAGATACCACAGGAATATTAGCTAATGCGGGCAAGAGAAAAGCGAGGGTGGATACGGTTGATGCCATAGATATGACATGAGTTTTTTAACAAGAAATCACAATCAGACGGCAGTATATTGGGGCACTCCAGCCACTGATAAATTTGGCTCTAGGACTTTCGCTGACCCTGTTGAATTATCAGTGCGGTGGGAGGACAGAAACGATAAATTTATAGATGCGGGTGGAAGAGAAGATGTGTCTAGGGCTTTTGTATTTCTGGGACAAGATATTGACTTAGGGGGTTTTCTATTTCTTGGTTCGTTGTCTGATATAGATTCCTCTACTGATGAAACAAAACCAGAGAATGTAGATAATTCATTTGAGGTAAAGGCTTTTGTAAAGACTCCAAATTTGAAAGCTACTAACTTTGAAAGAAAGGCAATATTGTAATGACTGTGCTTGATATAGGGAAAGGGAGAATAGATGCTGCTTCTATAAGATGGAAAGGCATAGATAAAGTTCTTAAAGGAATCAACAAGGCTTCAGAGAAGGTAGAGATTGTGACATTGAGGGGATTACTAGAAGCAGGTTTAATGGTAAAAGGGGAGGCACAGAAAATTACTCCTGTACAAACAGGAAATCTCAAGGCAAGTGCTTATGTTATTTGGGGAGGGGGTAGTAATGCTTTTGGCAACCCAAATCGTAATACCAGTAAGATTAAATACAGGTCTAATCCTACTGCTAAAAATAAAAAAGTCAAAGCTGGAGAAGAAAATGTGGTAAGAGAACATGCTGCTGTGTTAAATCATAGAATGAAGTCTTCACTTGAACCATTCACAGAGGTAGGTTATACTGCTAACTATGCAGCGAAGGTACATGAGAGAACAGGGGTGAGTCATGCTAAACTTGATAAGAAGAGAGGACGGGTTCAAATTGGTCAAGCTAAGTTTTTAGAACAAGCCTTCCAACAAAATTCTAGGAGAATAATAGCTATTTTAAAGAAACATGCGAAGTTAAGGGGAGGGAAGGTGTAAGAGGATATGAATAGTCCAGCAGTTGATATATCAGCAATATTGGTATTGTCGGCATCAGCATCAGGACTAACAGAAGGCAGAGATTTGTTTATAAGTAGAATGCCATCCATACCTGATGCAGCAGTCGCAATAATAGATACGGGAGGTTTTGAACCCGCATCCAGTACAGAAAGAAATGAATACCCGACTGTACAAGTGATGGTGAGAGGAACAATTAATACTGGTTATGCAACAGCTTATTCAACAATGAATACAATTAAGGGAGTCTTACATAAGTTTAATAACCAGACTATTAATAGCACATTGTATCAAGGGATATGGGCTTCTTCAGACATAATCTCTTTAGGATATGATGAGAACGATAGACCAACGCTGACTTTGAATTTTAGGATTCACAGAACGGCATAATTTTTTAACAATTAAAGGAGGTGAGAAGGAAATGGCAAGTTCAGGTTTTGCAGGAGTAGGTGCTACGTTTGAGAGAAATAGTGTAACAGTAGCAGAGGTAAATTCTATTAGTGGGTTTAATAAGTCAAGGGATTTAATAGATGTTACTACTTTGGATTCTACTGGTGGGTACAGAGAGAAGATAAGTGGATTCAGAGATGGTGGAGAAATCACTTTGAATATGAACTTTACTAGGGCTGGATATGATTTATTCAACTTTGATTTTGAAAAAAACTCAGCTAATCAGAATTATACAATCAAGCTATCAGATACCAATGCTACACAGTATGATTTTGGAGGTTGGGTTACTAATATCTCTTTGGATGTTCCACTTGATGACAAAGTAACTATGACAGTGACAATATCAATTGATGGTCAGATAACTCAGACATCATAAACAATTAATTAATTTAAGGAGGGTGTGTACTATGTTCTTAACCAAAGAACAAATCTTAAACGCAGATGATTTAGAAACAAAAGAAGTAAAGGCATTTGGAGGAAAGATTCTGATAAGGTCATTAACAGCCGAAGAAAGAGAAGAATTGAGGAAAGAAGTAGAAGCAAGCGGACAAGATTTATTGAAAATGATGGTGAAGTTGGTTTCTTTAACTGTTATAAATGAGAAGAAGGAGAGGCTGTTCACTGAGAACGATGTAGAAGCATTATCAAAGAAGTCAGCAAAAGAATTAGACAAGGTTTTTCAGGTAGCACAAAGTTTAGCGGGGTTGGGAGTAGTTAAGGAGACGGAAAAAAACTAAAATCGCCAGAGCGAAGATTTCAGTTTAAGTTAGCTCTGGCATGCAATCTTCCTCACCCTGATTTTTTATTACCTTATATGACCAGCAAGCAGTTGAGGGAGGCAGAAGTATATGAAAGTTTAGAACCATATGGAACGGAGCACGATTATTTACAAGCAGCAATTATTTGTTCTATATTAGCTAATGTTAATAGAGATTCAAAGAAAAAACCAAAGCCGTATGAACCAAAAGATTTTATGCCTCATTGGTATACTGGAGGTACTGTGACTAGAAAACAAACAACAAAACAAATAGGAAAGATTTTATCAGGCATGGCGAGTAAAAAAATCAAAAGGAAAAAATAAATGGGAGTAAATGTAGGAAATATATTTGGCACGATAAGAATGAAGAATGCTCTCTTCAAGAAAGACCTTAGGGAGAGTAGTCGGGCATTGAAGAAGTTTGCTGTAACTGGTGCGGCACAGGTGAATACATTGGGGGCATCTATGAAACGCATGGGTTCAAAACTTCTTAACATGAGAAATATTATCATGGGTGCTGGAGCTTTCTTGATACTCCGTGGTGCAATAAAAGAAGCAGCAGCCTTTGAGAAGGAATTATCAAAGGTTGCCACTTTGGTAGATAATACTGACCAAGTTTTTGGGGAGTTTGCTACAAGTATCAAAGAAATGTCGTTAGAGTTTGGACAATCAAAGGAGACCCTGACGAAAGGTTTGTTTGATATCATCTCAGCAACAATAGATGCAGCAGATGCTATGGATGTGTTGAGGGCAGCCACAAAATTATCTGTAGCAGGTTTTACTGAAGCAGGCGTTGCTACATCAGCAGTTATAACAATGATGCAAGGCTATGGTGATGAATTAAGTAATG